AAAATGGTGCCCCCGAGAAGAATCGAACTCCCGACATCCTGATTACAAAGCAGGTGCTCTACCAACTGAGCTACAAGGGCAATATTGGCTGGCGAGGCAGGGATCGAACCTGCGACCAGACGATTAACAGTCGTCGGCTCTGCCGCTGAGCTACTCGCCAATAAAATTTGGTGCCCAGGGTCGGACTCGAACCGACACGTCTTTCGACATCGGCTTCTAAGACCGACGTGGCTGCCATTACACCACCTGGGCAAAGAAAAAAATGAATCATACTAGCGCAGCTTTTCCACCAATGTTGTCTCGGCGACTGCTTCAACCGATTTGCTAGTATGATTCAAAAACACACTGATAACACCACTTCATTTATAATGGCACGACTAGCCAGAACAAAACTGGTTCCGTCAATGTGTTTTTATTTGGTAGTCCCAGTGGGTGCTGCCCCCACTACTACACCGTGAAAGGGTGTTGAGATAGCTATCGTTCTCTATGGGACCTTCCTTGAACAAAACCTTTTGGAATAATATCATCTTTTTTTATTCTGGTATCTGTCTTTCCATCAGTAATCCAGATTTGCTTCTACCAGAACCTTGTCTATATCCGCCCATCGCCATTAGAAAATCTCCTATCGTATAGTCTATTTATACGATTTGATTATCCTAACCGATAGACGAACGGACCATAAATTCGTTGATAACTGCCCCTCTCTCGCAGATATCGGTGGTTTCCAGCACTCAGAATAGAGTGCGCTGTGAAACCTTACCACAAGCATTCTTATTGTTAAACAACTTCTTGTTGCTAGAACAAGATGTCCGCTTACCCTTTGCGGAGGCTACGCACTCAGCGCAGCGGCATTCATTTATCAACCCAATACAGTCATTATACTATACAGGGTCATGAAAGTAAACTACTAAAAACTCTATACAAATCAACAAACTAAAAAGATCGCTTTTTTCGGTGAACGACAACAAAAACACCTCGGGTCAGATGTCAGCAAGACTTGTAGACCTACCTCATAATGCGAGGGAGCAGCGAAGCACTCAGACATTCTTCAGACAGTTAGTATATAGTACAATTACACAAAAGTCAACTCATGAAGCGTATATTTTTTAATGCATTAAGAACAAGAATTCCCCACGCAACAGTTGCTATTGTCATGAGCCAACCACTGACGGTGCCAGAGTTTACGACTGAGAAGTAGATCATGTATCCAAAGATAAAGATATCAATCATGACTGCAAGGATTCCTTTAAACATACTCAACAACTTTTGTAAGATTCTTAGTCGGGAACTGACACTTGCCTTCTAGCCTCATCAGCTTCTGATACTCAACGGTGCAATCAAAGCACACATCAAGCGTCTTACCGTTCTTAACAAAAGGAACATCTTGCTTGTAGTAGTCCCATTGGGCTTGCGTGAAACAATTAGGCTTGTTCATCTTCATCCCCAATCTTCTCGCCGTAATACTCTAGAACAAGTTTGAAAGCATCGATATGCTTTTCAAGGTGAACAATGTCCTTTTCTTTTTCGAGCACAAAATATGTGCTATCACCAACATCCTTGAGATCAAATTCAAGGTTTCTGAGAGCATCTTTGATTGCCGAAGTTGTGATTCGATCAATCGTATCCCAATCAAGTTCAATAGTTACACTTTTATTCATTCTTCAACTCCGAAATGTTCGATCAATTCTTCATGCTTGTTCATGCAACACTCCAATCAACACTGTCTGCAGTTTCAATCGACTCTAAGCCATCGTATTCATTAATGCGATAGAGAGTACCCTTCGGCAGTTCTTCGATTATAAGATCAGCATGGCGACCTGCTGCTGCTTCACCGAGTTCTTCTACGACTTGAACAAGAATCGGATCGGTGCGATCTAAATCACGAGAATGCCAAGTCTGTTCACAATACTTGCGATTGTGTTCTTTGCGCACTTCTTCCGAGTGTTCGTACCATTTGCCAGGAAGTTCTTTCACACGCTCATCTGGCGGCACCAGCCAGACTTGGTCGTATAACCTGTGGTCTTCAACCCAGATTTTCTGTCCCTTGATCTCAAAATAACGGCGAACAGCGGCTTCTGACAGCCCAAAGCCACCATATTTGTCATTGACAACGATCTTAGTTGTGTTAGACATCTTACTTCCTCTTTCCTACGGCACCAACGTGCTTACAATCACGACGAAACTCGAAACCCTTGCAAGAGCAATTGAACTTGCCAGCAATCCGAGTCACAAGATAAACCTTACCCTTGGACTGAATCTTCCACGCCTTGGTCTCAGTAGAGATCTGCGTAGAACTGCCAGTGATGTATTCAATCTTGACAATGCGTTCAGACTTTGCGTTGAACTCAGAGACAGGATAAAACTCATTGCCAGTTCGAAGAGCAAAGTAGAACGGATCCTTGAAGACCGACTTTTCTACGATACCTTCCATAGTGGTGTCGCGCCACTCTTTGGTGGCATAGACATAGTATTCCTTGTCACGAGTAGTGACGCGAACACGCGAACCGATGTTTGGAACTTCTACAGGCATCTTACTTCACTCCTGCATATTCTTCATATGCTTCATTCAACTCGCGAGTCTTGCGCCCAGCATATGTCTCTTCAATCCACACATATCCTGTGTCACCACAGGAGAAGCACGTATACGGAAAACCATGCTCGTCAAAATCTGGAGAGCCACCGCATCTCGGGCAGTCAATTTGAAAACTCATTATCGATTACTCTGAACACGAGTGACGTTCTTATGATCCAGCAACACACGCTCACGCACATGGATGCCATAAATATTAATTGGCTCATCAAGCACGACAGTATGCTGAACGTCACCACCGTACTTGACGCGACTCAGCGTCACGAGACCAGCCACAGGAAACTCGTCCATGTAAAGACCAGTCACGTGCAAACCTTCAAGATTCCAGTTCATGCTATCACCTCAACGCGAGTACCCAGACGATCCGAGAGCAGCTGACCTTGCAGCGGAGCCACAAAGAAATCTGCCTTGAACTTTTTGTCACGTTCACCTTGCCAGACACGCTTGATAGTTTTGGCGCGGAAAGTGCCGTCCATCTTACTGATGCCGACCACGAGACCGACACAATAGCAGTCGTTAATATCAACGAAGTCAAGAGACTTGACGACGTCACCAATTTTCAGTTCGTTTTCACAGTTCATACAATTATTATACTAAAAATGGGGCTGGAAGTAAAGAGAAGAAACTCTAATAGAATCAATGACTTGCGCAAGTCCCTGGAACCTCCTACAAGGACCTGTGGACGGTCCTGCCTTGATCCCTCATATGGGTCCTTGCGGGCTGTTTCGGGCTTCAGGGGACGTTATACGGAGGCTTCAGTATTGGTCGTCGTCAAACTCTTGGTCGTCTTCTAGATCGTCTTCGGTCTTGAACTCTTGATTGGAATTGAACTTCCAGCGACTTTCTTCTTTTAATCTTCGCTGCCTCAATCCATCACTTTCACGGTTGTAGTAGTCGCGTGACTTATAATTAGACTTCGCCATTTTATTTCTCAGACTTTCCTTCTTTGATCCAGAACATACGATACAAACCTTGCTCGCGCCCATAGGCTTCAATCTCACATGGGCTGTCATAGTATTCTTCGGTCTCATCGCCATCAGGGATGGGCTTGTACTTTTGACCCAAGAACTTATAACTGCCGTCAACATAGTCGCGCATCTCGCCGTTTAGATACTGCTTGACATGCACTAGTTCATGCGCAAGATCAACCATCAAACTGCTCAGGCGAGTCTTGGTTGTCTTGCCCTTTTGCTTGATGCGACTGGCGTTTAGAACAACGGTGAACTTTTTGTAGACACCGTCGTTTCCGTCATACGTGCACCAGGCTTTATAAGTATGAAGGTCGTCAGCATCTTCTCGTTTAGAGATTTCGTCAACAGTAAGAACCTTGATGTTGATCTTGGCTTTTTTGAGGATGCCGTTTCGCACAAACTTTCGTAGAACATAATTCGAAAACTTACGAATCAGCCTACGATCGCCAGGTTTGAAACTGCTGCTTGTCAGTGCTAACATCAGACTTTTACTCCACTCGAAGAAGAATAGTTTGATCGTTAATTCGTCCATTCAGTTCAGAAGGTTTCGAATTAACACCCTCCATCACCTTGCGCAGAACAATTTTGCCACCCTCAAGAACCTTCTTCAGAACAGCCTCTGGCTTTCTGAGCGTTTTCGTGATGGACTCACTGTATTTATAGTTCTCGATTGCTGAACCCTTGACACTGAGTCCAGCCCCATCGTTGGCAACGTAGACACCCAGTTTGCGAGTCTTGACGTTGTAAACCCACAACTTCTCAGCACCCATGATCTTAACAGGGTTGATTGAGATGAGTTTATTGTCCATATCTTCTTTCTTATAGTTAAGTTTGGCAACCTTCTTCTCAAGAGGAATTGCCTTCTTCTTGCGAGGCTTCTTGGCTGCGTTCTTATTTGCTGCCAGCTTGTCGGCATCAGTCGTCACAAGAGCAAAGAACTGTGCGGCTGCAAGCATTTCCTTCGCTGAGCGAGGATATGATTCTTTGACGTACTCATCGGTCTTGCGAGCGTCAATGTTAGTAATCCAGTTCTTGGCTCGCTCGCGGAAGTATTCTGCAATCTTGGTTGCGTGCATTGGCTTGACGCCATTTTCCATCATCCATGTATAAGGCACGAACTCTTCCTTAGAACCACGATGCCAAATATCGTCGAACTTGCCTTCAAGTTCCATGATGAAATAGTCGACCTTGTTCTGAACACGCTCTTGAATAGAGATGACGTTTGTGGGTTCAGGTTCGGCTGAAACCGGAACAGTAAGATTGCGCTCAATGACAATAGCATCAAGTCGCGCAATAAACTTCTGAACACCATCATGAAAAGTCTGGAAAGAATTCTCAGGAATCTTTGCACCACGAGAAAGGCAACGCGCAACAAATCCCTCAGTCTGATACCACATCACGTTTAGAAACTGTGATGCTTGCTTTTGCTCTTTGGTGAGCTTTGTGCTCAGATAAGAAAGAAGGTATGCTCGCGCATCCTTTTCACTCTTGTTCTCTGAGTACCATGTGAGTGTTTCGATTAGAACAAATTTGGAACAAACTTGCTCGCCTTCCCAGATAGGCTCTGGGATTGCCCTGATTGTAGTTTTTGCCATACGAGATCTATTATACTCTAGCAAGAGTTAGAAGTCAACTATTTCTTGTTCTTGTGTTTGTTAAACTCTGCAACCGTCGCCACGTGCGCGGATTGCGTCGGCGCAGTAACCCCCAACGTCATCAGGGCGTTTGCTCCATGCATCACACACCTTCGCACACGCCTCGCGCTCTGCGGCTGCGCCAGCTTGCACAATTTGAATCAGCAGTTCTATCCCTGCGCCTGACGATCCAGTGTTGATGGAGCAAAAACGCGCAATCACAGTCATGGCTTCTTCGCGGGTCATCACTTCACCTTCTTGCTGCTATCAGCAGTTGTCTTATCTTCGCGAATCTCCAAGAACACAGGCAAGAACAAACTATCTTCGCCCTTTTTGTTATTGATTCGCGCATTGTACTTCACAGTCACTATTTTACCTTCAACCATCTTAGAAGTCAAGGTTGAGCGCATCTGATCGGTGAGACCAGTGCCAACCGACACATTAATCTTGCCGTCAGAAGAAGTAAGAACCAGCGCACCAAGTTTACCCTTGTTCTTGCCAGTGCCTTCTTCCCAGCCAACACAAAGAAGATCGCACTCGAGTTCACCCTTGAACTTGATCTGATGCTTTGCACGCTTGTCTTCCCAGATGCCGTCGCGAGTCTTGAGGATAATACCTTCCTGACCTGCAGCGTGATAAGTTTCGAACAGCTTCTGAGCATTAGCCAGATCATTCGCAATCGTAGTCTCAACAACAGAGACAAGATGCTTCAGATTGCCACCAAGATTGTCGATCGAAGTCACGACAGTAGCAAGACGAGTTTCGTAGTCAACATCACACTTGCCCTGACGGAAGTACAGAAGCGGAATCACGTCCCAAATTGTAGCGCGAACCTGCTTTGACTCAGCGTCGCTGATCGTGCCCTTGACTGCCTTATTCAGAATGCCGTTGCCTGTCTTACGATCCAGAGGCTTTCCAGCTTCATCAACGACAAGCAACTCACCGTCAAACACGACGTTTGCCATGCCGATGTTCTTAGCCATTTCTAAGAACGCAGCATCAAGAGAATCGTTATTGACCGCAACTTCCTTGCCATTGCGTGAGCGATACTCAACGGTCATTTTCTTAGCGTCAACAATAGCGTTGAAGCGCATGCCGTCCATCTTTAGCTGAACAAATGCAGGAAACTGCACCTTATCAATCAGCTTTTGATCGAAGGCTGAAGCCAGCATGCACGGGAACGACGGAATCAAATTCTTCCAAATCTTATTTGCAGTAGATTCCTGAACACCGCAGTCAAGATCCTTTTGAATCACACACTCAAGAACCTTTGCGTCATCTTCAGTAAGAGAAGAAAGCAACTTGGTTAGAAACGCAATCGCTTCATTTCCTGTGGATTGGCGAGTCGAAAGCACGTTCAGACTGTCAAGCACGGAGTCAAGACTATCAGCCTGATTCTTCTTTGCAGGTTTGTACTGCGGAATCTTGCGCTGATAGAACTGCGTGTATGGATCAAGAGCCAAGAAGATAACTCGCTGCAGCACTGCATTCTTTTCGTTCTTCTTAAGGATGGCTTCCTTCTCAAGACGAGAAGAAGTCGCACGCAGCTGTTCAAGAATCTTATAGACGCTCATTATTCTACTTCCAATTCTTCATATTGGCGGTCGTACTTTTCTGGTGCATCGTTCACCCAAGCAATTGCTTTTTCTTCGCTGTCGAAGATCTTGGCAATACCTTCATCATAGTACCCGAAGTGGTAGTGCTCATATGCAACATAAACTTTCATGTCAATCTCACTTATTGCTTCACGCAAACCCAACGTATATCTTTTCTCGTGTTATTAGTCAGCGACTCGGTTTTCTTGCCAGCAGTCTGGCATAAAACTTCATTGAAGAAATTAGGTACTGACGTTATAGCCATGCTGTCCGCGTTGCTCAACATACCAGCATGAACAAACACAATTAGAGTCCACATATTACATGTATCCATTCATAAAAAGAAAAAAGCAAACCATGAAACCAAGTGCGGCATACGCAACTCGCCCAACAATGTCAATAACCTTCATCTTATATCTCCTTAGATTAGGCATTGCGGAAGCAAGTCTGCTTCGCCAGCTTCTGCCAGTTAGTCTTATCCATCTTGTAAAGACCAGAGATCTTCACAACCATACGCAGCGACAACTCACGCAACTTTTCCATATTGTTCTCAATGAACTCAAGAATCATCGTCGTTTCCGACGAGTTGAAACCACGCTTTGCCAGCATGCCACCACGGACGACCTGCTTGATGCGAACGATATAGTCCATCTTGGTCTTCATCGCAAGATCAAGATAGTGCGAACGTGACACAAGAGCCTCAAAGTGAGGAGCCAACTTATTGCCCGACGCAATCATTGCATCAAAATCGTAGTTCGTGATGAAGATGATCGAACCGTTGAACTCGAACTTTTCGGGCACCGACTCGCCTTCCTCGTCCGTCAGGCTCTCAAGAGACTTTGACAGCCAGTGAAGAACGCGACGATCTGTAGAATCGCAAGCACCCTTCAGCAGATTCATGCTGACGTCATCGTAGAACACCGAGTCGGAGTCGTCGAACACGAGAACCGAATTCTCATGGCGCGAGTTATACAGCAGCGAGTACAGCGACAACGGACGCACATAACCTTTAATATAGGTCACGTGAGTGCCCTTGAGCTCAAGCGCAGCCAACTTTTCCTCAACCGTGAACGACTTGCCAAGACCAGCAGGACCGCTCACGATCAGCGAACGGTTGATGCCCTTGCCAGTGGCGTCAGCCATGACTTCAAGAGCCTCGAACCGATCGTTCAGCTTCGTCTCAATTTCCGAGACCGACTCGACCTTTACAGGTGCGATCGGAGCAAAGAATTTCGGAGCCGAATTCTGACGAATCTTAGAATTCTTGGTTTTACGAAAACCAGCTTTAGGTATACCGCGTGGCATTTTTTAGACCTTCCCGTTTGCGTATGAGCGTATGAAAACCGTGACTTCTTTTATGAATTCTTTTAATTCTTTATTGGTCGCCGTTTCTGGCTCTTGTGTTGGGTAGTCGAAACCTGCCGCTATTGCTGCTGGTTTGATAAGGTTAAATACCGTAATAAGGCGTGCCCGTTCGCGCTGGGCGGCGTTTTCTTTATTCATCATACAGTCATTATACTAAAAATGGAGCCTAAAGTAAATAGGTAAAAACTCGTTTAGAATCAATGACTTAGGACAGACTCGGTTTTTCTATCGTCACACAGTGCGCACTGTGCCCTAGATTCCTACAAAAGCCAGCGTAATACGCTAGACCACTTACACCGAAAGGTAGTGGCGGCGAATGTTATTTAGCCAATTGAGATGTTCTTGACAGAAGAAATTCTGAAAGAACGCCAGCCGTTGGCTTCAGTGTCCCAAACAGACAAATTGTTATCGCTCATGCGGTTCTCTTGAAGAAGAACCTTGCCGCTACTAGTTGGCGCATTGGGCACATATTCAGGCAATAGCGTGCAACGCATCACTCGTTCAGATCCATCAACCTTTGTGAAGGTGACCGAAACAACATTGTTCTGTAAAACTTCTACCATGTTTTCTTTTGTGAACAGCATATCATCTACCTCAAACTTGTTTGACTACATCATTGATGGTCTTGGTCGGAAATTCCCAATTGTCCAAGATTTGCTTGAACATGACTTTAATGTCTCTCTTGGGAATAGCCTTATCCTTGACCATCATACCATTATACCCTGCTTTCGCTTGGTTGTCAATAAAATATTTCACATCACCAATATAAGCTGCTATGACCTCGGCAACGCTTTTGTCTTGCTTGAACGTCAGAACATGATATTTGAACCCAAGATCTCCAGGTTTGAAAGTTCGATCTTGGTATTTGTAGATCATCGTCTCTAGTTCTGTGACAGTTTCATTTTGTTCTTTAGTTTTGTTAACTGCCCATAGTGCGCCATCACAATCTTCGAATTCGTCCTTTTTCATGATTGCCTCTCCAGGGTTAAGTCTTTTCTTTTACCTCAAGCTGTTGAATCATATATCTTGCAATGTACCAAGCGTCAACAATATCAGTTGTCGGCGAGCCTAATTTTGTTGTTGGACTTATGACACTGTGCAAGTCTATGTTTGTTTCAGCTACGAATGCTTCATACATCTTCTCTTTCGTCGCATTGCCCTTGCCTGTTGCAAATTTCTTGACAACAGTTGGTGGCACAGTGAAGAACTTGTATCCATTCTTGTATAGCATATACTTGAGTAGACCACAGTTCTCAGCAAGATTAAACACCTTGCCCTTTGAGCCGAAAGAGTAGTCCTCTATCATAACGTATGTTGTGTCTTTGTCAAAGTTTACAAGAAGTTCCATCACCCAATTAGCAAGATTCTCGTAACGCTCTTGGTCTGTCAGATAATCATCATGATAGTTGCCAAGTATGTTTGCAAATTGACCAACAACAGACTTGCGATCATTTAGAAAATAGAAGTTGCTGTTATGGAAATCCTTATCCTTAACAGTGACACATATAGCTGGACTAGTCAGCGAATAGTCAATACCGATGACAGTAAGCATCAGTTGTACTTTTCTTCGTCTTCCTCATCTCCGTCTTCACCGAAATAGTCTGATTCTATTTCATCGTTGAAGTCCAATTCATCGCTGGTGTTATCATAAAAGTCGCCACAGAATGGGCAATGACTTGGTGTATAACTTACTTCTTCATCTTCAAAAGATAAAGCGAACGCTGAACCACAATTATCGCATACTAGTTTTAGATCAGGCATTTTAGTTCCTCAAAGATTCGTGACCTATTTGTATATAGTCAATCGAAGAAGAACAGATGGAACAGCCTTGAATCCTCTATAGTCTTACCGAAATACTCATTAGCAGCATGAATGCACTTAGCATCAAATAGAACTAGTCGATTGAACACGTTTCCTGCAGTGTCTACAAGTTCAAACTTAGACTTGTCGTAGTATCCACCATCAAATGCTCGATCTGCTCCCTGATGAGATGCATGCCTTGCTCTGGTTGCCTTGTGCGCAAACAATGATGTCCCACTTTGATATGGTGCATCTGGTGTGAGATAAATCATCCCCGCCCAAGTCTGTCCATCCCAGTGATAGACTAATGCGTCTTGAGGTGTGCAGTACTGGAACTTTCCATTCATTCCATGCTCATCCCACACTGTGATCTTTCGCCCCAGGATCTCTTCAAACTTCTGACGCATTTGCGGTGTTCTGAAGTTTCCTGTTGAACGCATGCCTTTGTAATATCGAACATCTTCAACATATTCTTGTTGAAGAGCAAAGTTTCTGACCAAGTAAGGATCGTCATAAAAGTCATCAACGATGATCATTCTTGGGCTTGGCTTCTTGTTAAGCGAAAGAACCTTGCCGATGCCACAGAATTCTTGCTGAAATGCATAGTGATGTAAAGTTTTTACATAGTCGCCACCATCAGCATACATGTTCGGATTGATCAAGAAATGATAGTTCGGGAAAGGCAGTGTTCTTTCTGGCTGCATCATTTTTGATGTGCACTCGAACATCGCGGAATAATTCATCAGTTCCCAGTACACTTCTGTAAGATAAATCAGATGGTCGTTTCTTGGAGGCGCAAACTCTTCGGCTCTTTGATAATAGTCAATTGCCTTGTAGTGTTCACCCAAGAACCTGTATGCATTACCTATACCACACATTGCATAATAAGCCATCTCATCAATATGATCTGCTTTACCTGTTACGCTATAGTTGTGCGTGTGGTTTACGATCTGAGTGAAGTAGAAAATGCATCGGCGAGCATATTCCTGTTGATGGACTTCTTTTAGCGGGAAGAAGTTTCCGCGATAGCAATCCTCATAACTCTTTCCGATGTACCAGAAATGATACAGATCTGAAAGCATGCTGTTTTCGCGAATCAGCTTTTCTTCTAACTTTAGCGCATCAGTGATATACTTGGTAGGAACTGAGTAGCTTTCTCCGAAGGACTTGCCGCCAACCATGCGAATTTTATTCGACAGGTTTACGCGCTGGAACTTTTCTCCAATCCCATCGTTCTTGAGCATGATTGTTTCATGCGCTGGATCGTGATTGAATTCCCACTGAAGTTTAGCATTCCATATCCAAGCGCGGAAGTAAACAATTCCAGGCATTGTTGATGTAATATGAAAACTTTGAATGGAGTGATCGTCGAATTCCGACCAGTCAAAATCTTGATCAACTTCTAAAACCTCATCACAATCCATCTTGATGATCCAGTCACAGCCATGATCTGTTGACTGGCATTTCTGTAGAAGATGATCGCGGTTCCAACCAAAGTTGACCCAGCCTTCTTCTACGTTATAGACGAAACCAGGAATCTTTGTACGCTCTTGCCATTCTTTTACAACTTCAGGTGTGCCGTCAGTTGATCCATTGTCTTGCAGAATCCAATAGTCAATATATGGCGCAGCTGAATCCAGCATCTTTCCGATGTTCTTTGCTTC